TTCACCAAGCTTGCGAGCTCGGAAGCGGTTTTGAGCTTCGATTGAAGCTCGTCCGTCTCGTTCCAAGCCAGTGCATGGAACAGCACTGAGTCAACATGATCAACACCCACGACGGTCATCTTTTCGAGCACGTTCTTTGGAATTTCGTGCAGATCCTTCTCGTTCTCGCGAGGGATGATGACTTTCTTGACTCCACCACGATGCGCAGCCAGAAGTTTTTCCTTCAGACCACCAATCGGCAGAACGCGGCCACGCAGGGTGATTTCGCCTGTCATGGCGATTTCTCGGCTGACCGGACGCTTGGTCAGCGCGCTGACCAGAGCCGTTGCCATGGTGATTCCGGCGCTTGGACCATCCTTGGGGATAGCTCCTTCAGGGAAGTGAACATGGATGTCGATCTTCGAATAGAAGTCTTCGTCCAACCCAAGGAATGCAGCACGAGAACGCACGTAGCTGAATGCAGCCTGCGCCGACTCTTGCATGACTTCGCCTAGTTTTCCTGTGATCTTTAGGTTGCCCTTTCCGGTGACAACGGACACTTCGGTCAGCAGCAGGTCGCCACCAACTTCTGTGTAGGCCAGACCCTGACACACACCCACTTCGTCGCGCGCACCGGTTTCGTTGATGCTGAATCGACGTGGACCCAAATTTTCACGGATGGTCGCATCATTGACCGGCGGCGCTTTGATGCCGTCGAGTTTGATGATTTCCGTTTGGGTTGTTGCAACTTTTTCGGCTGTCGGTGTGGCAGTTGCAGCAGGAGCAGTTTTGGCAGCCTTCTCTGCTTTGCTTGCCTTGGTTGTTGTCTCGGTCGTCGCCGCATCTCCGCTGGTCTTTTGTTTCAGCAGCTGACGAGCAATCTTGCGACACACACTCGAGATTTCGCGCTCAAGGCTACGTACACCAGCCTCGCGGGTGTAATAGCGGATGAGTTCTTCGAGCGCAGAGTCGTCGAACGCCAAACCTGTGGCCTCGAGTCCGTTCGACTTTGCAGCCTTGGGTACCAAGTGGCGTTGCGCGATGTTGACCTTCTCTTGCTCAGTGTAACCACCAAGACTGATGATTTCCATACGATCCAACAAGGGTTTTGGAACTGTGTGCAGGTTGTTTGCTGTTGCCAAGAACAGCGTCTGCGACAGGTCGTAATCCATGTCGAGATAATGGTCGTTGAACGTGGAGTTTTGCTCGGGGTCTAAAACCTCGAGCATGGCGCTTGCAGGGTCGCCACGGAAATCCGAGCTCATTTTGTCGATTTCGTCGAGCAGAATAACCGGATTGCTTGTGCCCGCTTTTTTGAGCGCTCCAATGATCTTGCCGGGCATTGCACCAATATACGTGCGGCGGTGGCCACGAATTTCAGCTTCATCGCGCACGCCGCCAAGAGCTATGCGAGCGAACTCACGACCAGTCGCGCGAGCAATACTGCGTGCAAGACTTGTTTTACCAACACCTGGAGGGCCGACAAGGCACAGAATTGGTCCTTTGAGTTTGTCGGACAGGCTTGTCACAGCAAGATACTCAAGGATTCTTTCTTTGACTTTGTCGAGTCCAAAATGATCGGCTTCAAGCACGTCCTCGCTGAATTTCGGATCACGCAGAAGAGTGCTGTATTCACCCCAAGGCAGCGTGAGGACTGTGTCGATGTAGTTGCGCACGACAGTCGCTTCGGCACTCATCGGGCTCATGCCACGCAGTTTCTTGAGTTCCTTCTTGAGGCGGTCGCGTGCTTCGTCAGAAAGCTTCTTGGACTTAATCTTGCTTTCGAGTTCTGCAATTTCAGTGCGAGAATCATCGAAGTTGCCCAGTTCCTTCTGAATCGCGTTCATTTGTTCGTTCAGATAGTACTCTTTTTGAGTCTTCTCCATCTGACGTTTCACACGTGCGCGGATCTTCTTTTCGACACGAAGAATTTCGATTTCCGATTGGATAATTCCGAATATCTCTTCGAGGCGCTTCGCTGGGTCTACAGTTTCGAGAATACGTTGCTTATCCGCCAGCTTGAGGTTTGCCAGCTGAACAACCAGAGTGTCAGCCAGACGACTTTCATCTTCGATCGATGAAATCGAGAAAACCATCTCTGGCGGAACCTTTTTGTTGAGCTTCACGTATGTGTCGAAAGCTGCCTTGACCGTGCGAACGAGCGCTTCGTTTTCGACAGCCTGACCGGGTGGTTCAGCGATTTCGGACACCTCAACAACAAGCAGGTCGTTGCTCTCAACGTAGCGGCTGATCTTTGCGCGACGCTTTCCTTCAACTAGAATCTTTACGGTCCCATCTGGGAGGCGGAGAAGTTGAAGAATTTGAGCAATTGTTCCGAACTCGTAAATTTCTTCGGGTGTCGGATCGTTGGTTTTAGATTTCCGTTGTGCCGCGAGGAAGATCTCGCGGTTGCGGGACATCGCGTCGTCCAGAGCTTTGATGCTCTTTTCTCGTCGACTTGCCTTGGAGGATTTCAATGGCTGAAAAGAAAGCAAACGTCCGAACGCTTCCGCTGCTGCCCCTGCGGGAACTGCTTGTGTTTCCGCACACAGTCGTGCCCTTGTTTGTCGGACGAGAAAAGAGCATCAAAGCTCTGGACGACGCGATGTCCCGCAACCGCGAGATCTTCCTCGCGGCACAACGGAAATCTAAAACCAACGATCCGACACCCGAAGAAATTTACGAGTTCGGAACAATTGCTCAAATTCTTCAACTTCTCCGCCTCCCAGATGGGACCGTAAAGATTCTAGTTGAAGGAAAGCGTCGCGCAAAGATCAGCCGCTACGTTGAGAGCAACGACCTGCTTGTTGTTGAGGTGTCCGAAATCGCTGAACCACCCGGTCAGGCTGTCGAAAACGAAGCGCTCGTTCGCACGGTCAAGGCAGCTTTCGACACATACGTGAAGCTCAACAAAAAGGTTCCGCCAGAGATGGTTTTCTCGATTTCATCGATCGAAGATGAAAGTCGTCTGGCTGACACTCTGGTTGTTCAGCTGGCAAACCTCAAGCTGGCGGATAAGCAACGTATTCTCGAAACTGTAGACCCAGCGAAGCGCCTCGAAGAGATATTCGGAATTATCCAATCGGAAATCGAAATTCTTCGTGTCGAAAAGAAGATCCGCGCACGTGTGAAACGTCAGATGGAGAAGACTCAAAAAGAGTACTATCTGAACGAACAAATGAACGCGATTCAGAAGGAACTGGGCAACTTCGATGATTCTCGCACTGAAATTGCAGAACTCGAAAGCAAGATTAAGTCCAAGAAGCTTTCTGACGAAGCACGCGACCGCCTCAAGAAGGAACTCAAGAAACTGCGTGGCATGAGCCCGATGAGTGCCGAAGCGACTGTCGTGCGCAACTACATCGACACAGTCCTCACGCTGCCTTGGGGTGAATACAGCACTCTTCTGCGTGATCCGAAATTCAGCGAGGACGTGCTTGAAGCCGATCATTTTGGACTCGACAAAGTCAAAGAAAGAATCCTTGAGTATCTTGCTGTGACAAGCCTGTCCGACAAACTCAAAGGACCAATTCTGTGCCTTGTCGGCCCTCCAGGTGTTGGTAAAACAAGTCTTGCACGCAGTATTGCTCGCGCGACTGGTCGTGAGTTCGCTCGCATAGCTCTTGGCGGCGTGCGCGATGAAGCTGAAATTCGTGGCCACCGCCGCACGTATATTGGTGCAATGCCCGGCAAGATCATTGGAGCGCTCAAAAAAGCGGGCACAAGCAATCCGGTTATTCTGCTCGACGAAATCGACAAAATGAGCTCGGATTTCCGTGGCGACCCTGCAAGCGCCATGCTCGAGGTTTTAGACCCCGAGCAAAACTCCACGTTCAACGACCATTATCTCGACATGGATTACGACCTGTCGCAGACGCTGTTCTTGGCAACAGCAAACAACCTGCACACAGTTCCAAAACCCTTGTTGGATCGTATGGAAATCATCAGTCTTGGTGGTTACACTGAGCAAGAGAAGGTCAACATCGCGCAACGCCACTTGGTACCCAAGGCTGCAAAGTCGAACGGACTCGAGGCCACAGGTTTGGCGTTCGACGACTCTGCGCTCGAAGAACTCATCCGCTATTACACCCGCGAGGCTGGTGTACGTAGCCTTGAGCGCGAAATCTCGAGTGTGTGTCGCAAGATTGCTCGTCAGCTGCTGAAACAAAAGACCAGCGGAGATGCGGCGACGACCGAGACAACAACCAAGGCAAGCAAAGCAGAGAAGGCTGCCAAAACTGCTCCTGCTGCAACTGCCACACCGACAGCCGAAAAAGTTGCAACAACCCAAACGGAAATCATCAAACTCGACGGCATCAAAGCGCCGCCGGTCAATGATGCGACCATCCGTGAAAATTTGGGTCCACGTCGATTCAGCATCAACGAAACCGGTGCGCGCGACGAAGTGGGTGTGTGTCAGGGTCTGGCCTACACAGAAGTTGGTGGCGACCTGCTGCTGACCGAAGTGTCCGTTGTCACCGGAAAGGGCAACCTAAAGATCACAGGAAAACTAGGCGAAGTCATGCAAGAGTCGGCGCAGGCTGCATTCAGCTACGTGCGTTCTCGTGCTGCATTCCTTGGGTTGGACGAAGACTTCTATTCGAAGATCGACATCCATGTTCACTTCCCTGAAGGAGCTATCCCCAAGGATGGTCCAAGCGCCGGAATCACCATGGCAACGGCTCTGGTCAGCGCGCTGACCAAGCGTCCGGTCAGCCGAGAAATCGCCATGACAGGCGAAATCACCCTGCGTGGCCGCGTTCTGCCGATTGGTGGTCTGAAGGAAAAACTTCTGGCTGCGCATCGTGGTGGAGTCAAGAAAGTCATCATCCCTCGCGAGAACGAGAAGGATCTGCACGAAATTCCAAAGAACGTGCTCGAAAAGATGACCGTCGTGGGTGTTGATCATGTTGACTCAGTGCTGTTCCATGCACTGGCTTGGAACGAGACGGACGAGCTTCAATCGAAGCTCAAAACCGCTTCCGAGCTCGCAAGCTTGGTGAA